GGTATTTTTATTTTTGTTTTATTTGAAAAGTAACATAAAGTATATAAAACATGTAATAATATAAAAATATAAAAACATAGTTTAGAAGTTCGCGTTGGGCATAAAGCCACCATACGAAGCAACTACTAAAGGTGGACAATTTAAGAATTCTATAAATTCAAAATTGTCCTTAGCTTGAACATGCACAAAAGATGTGACTGCTATAGCGTTATTTGATGCCCTGTTGGGCAGAACTAATGTGGAATAAGTGGCTCCATTATATTGTTCTGAACCATGTCCTTTAACATTAAAAGGTTCAGTGTAATAAAATAAAGAATCGCCCATATATGGGCGGTCAAATTCTAACCCACTCACTCCGGTTGCTGTTTTGCCGCCAGATACTCCACCAGTGAAACCATAAGATGCACCTGTGACACTTTTTTGGTCAACTGAATTTCTCACTGATGCTACTTCTAAGTAAGCATTGTAAGTCCTGCGACAACGGTGAACTGGGTAAACAAATTCCCCAGTAGCCATCGTAAAACTGTTAGTGAGATCTCCTTTATAACCAATGTACATGAGGCTCATATAAGCCAACATGGTTTGATTATAAGAAGTGCATCTGAAATCCACTATTGTAGCGTAAGTGTTCATAATGTTGAATCTAGCAGCATCATAGTTGGTCAACAAGCGTGGTACTTTGGGCATAAATGGCAAGTACAGACCAAACCAACTCTGTACAGAATTAGAGGTAGGGGTTTGTTGATTCGCAACCAACCACAATTCCTTGCGCCTCACCAGCTCGAGAATATCGGTTGGTGAGTCGACACCAGTGGCATGGATCATGGCTAAATTCTCTTTTAAGGTTCCCATATTTGGAAAATCCCCAGAGGGTTTAGTTTCAGCCTGATATGCAGCAGGCCCATATGAAGTACCAGAAGACAGAACTGTTTGATCGGATTTCAACCACACATTAGAATAATAATATTCACTACTAACTTCCTTTGGTGCTCCGAGTCTAAAATTTGGGGCACACCGCACGTATGCCAGAATACGCAATTGTGATGGTTCAGCAGGTCCTGTAAGTGGTTGGTCCACATAGCATTTCAAAATGCCACCAACAAACTCACTATCAGCATAGTCAATAACATTATTATCAGTTACACTAAAGCCAGGTACACTAGCAGAAACTGTTTTTAGCCAACTGCGTGTGGAACCAAAAGGTATGGTTATCTCAAATTCATCAACTAAACCAATGTCCACAATACGTGTCTTCTGGACAGTAGGTTGTGGAAGTAGTGAAGCTGCCACAGGTTCGTATACAAAGGTAAGTCTCCCTCTGTGAAATGGTGTTTTCAGTATACGAAAACGTACAATGATATCACCACGCCAATACCGGAAGGCCTGACCTAAGTACATAGCAGGAGTTGGATAATAAGTCACTGCTGATAAGGCATCTGTGTCAGATTTAGATCCTGAATGTCCACATTGAGATGCAATATTAAACATAAAAGCGTCTTTAGCATCAGTAGAAGCCCAATCTTTATAAAAGAGCAATGACTCTTTACGCAAAATATGTGAAATGTTTGTTTCACAAGAATTACTATTAGCCATTGCAGCTGAAACATCAATCTCATCAATAACGCGAACATTACCTTTACCTGTACCTTCACTAGAAAAGGATTGATAAGCCTCACGTTGCGTCATACCACCAATTGCCACATCGGATAACCAGGCATAGATACGTATGTTCACTGTGGGAGGTGTTGTTCCCATGGCATTTCTGAGGATGTCCAATGGTATGGCCCGTAAAACTCCCAATTCATCTATTAATAATTTGTTGGTTACATCAGCCATTTTACGATTATAAATAAATGGGACTTGTAAAAATCCACCCGCAGACGTCTGAGGATATACAGTCAAGTTCCTACGTTGTGATCGACATACTAAAGCACCATATGTATCTGGCAAGCCTTTGGCAAAACCACGAGGTTGGTAAGAAAACATGACAGCTCCATACAAAAAAGGGGAGGCAGTAACCACAAGCTTAATATTAAGATTGGCTCTAAACATCCTAAAATGGTTAAGTTTATCCTTAATATTAGCTGAAGCGAAAACGCTACCCCATGGTGTATATGCTGTGGAAGTACCAGGCACAACTACATTGGTATAGGAATATGTCCCAACCTCCACTGGACGACACAAGAAAGATGCTAGAGTCGCATCTTTCTGATTGAATTCCAACATAGGTCGTGGGATTCCAGTATTTGTGTTGTAAACTGTAGTACCACCACCTGTTAACCAGTTGGTAGTAACTTGGTCCACTTCCTCTACATCTTCAGCATATGAGATTCCGCCTGTATTATTTGTTGGAGCTGAAGCAGCCAAAATGTGACCACCCTCCATGCGTGCACATTGTTCCCTAGACTTGGAACCAAATGTGCTAAAGGTGAAACCCTCGTCATCTGAAGTTGATGTGAAGTAGTTACGAATATGTCTGACAGCCTGTAATCCAGACCCATAGGCATGTTCGCCAATTTGCTGTGCAGCTTGGTGACCAGTTTCAACAACTGCATCATACACACCAGCCACAGCTGCACCTGCGACTTGATCGACAACAGCACCCATAACTTGTCCAGCAGCATCGATAGCTGCTCCTACAGGTTGTTGCTGTCCAGAATTCTGAGCACCTTGACTAAGATAAACTTCCATACTCTGATATTCAATGCTTGTAGGAGAATCTTCCTCTACAGGCACTAGGTGCAAACTTGAAAGTTCATAATTTTCAGGGCGTCCGAGATGATCCCTACAAGCATGACATAAACATGATGTAACATGATATATCATGAAATTATGCTTCAAGAGACATTTGTCAAGTTTCAAAACTTGTACCACATTAAGTGGATTACTCAAATCTGGTACTTCTGTCGGAATTTTGACAGACGCCTTCGAAATTGCACTAAAGACCTCTCCACTTGGGAATACAGCGTATTCACAGCGAGGTAAACCTTTATTATCAAGGAAAAACCGAACATATGCATCAAGAACATTATAACCGTTCTTGTGCGGGGTTTGTCCGGAAATGCTTGTCTTAGTACAAACATGACACATCGCCACCACAGACGTTCGACGACACTTTTTAGACACCATGTCCCCATGGTGAATGAAAACGCGATCAGAAATACTAGGAATTCTAAGCTCGTTTGTTTGATTATTAATTGTTTGTTTTGCAATACGATAGATTGTCGGGATCACGGTTTGTATTGAGCCACGTGTCCGTAACATAAATTAGGGTAACACTGCATCCACAGTGCGCCTTCTCATATATGCATCCACTCTACACTATATAGGATATGTAGACTATATAATATCAGTAACTATGCATAACGGGTTTTGCATATCGACATTTTTCCTATTGCCGCGTCATTTTTCTCTAATCGAGAAGGTGTGCTGCTACCTCTTCTGTTGATTTAGAAGTTTGATGATACCTCTCAAGGAGTTCATCATACGATGGAAATAATGAATCAGTAAAATGTATCATTAAATCCAGCTCTTCCATCCAAGTTAACAAACGTTTCCTCCACTCTTCAAAAGTATTTCTTCCATAAAAAGAAAACTCATAGAGTGCAGTGGAAATTATATAGACTTGCTGCGATTCCCTACTAATTGTACGAGATGGTACATTAATCATTAGAGATTTAACAATACTGTCTTTACGCAACGGTGCTAAATAAACTCCCAACTCAGGTTCGAATCTAAAGGATCTTTTGAGAAATTCAACCTCAAATATTGAAGAGAAGGGGATACTTTCTGAGCTCTTATCAGCCATAGTGTAGGTCATCCCCCTTTTAGTTAGAAAATCACTGATTGATGTGTGATTAAAATTCTTCACTTTGGGTGATACTCCCATGATGTTATCATCACCATACGTCATGAGGTTGACGTTCTCAAAGAAATCATCATCTTTCTCAATATGGGTATAAGCCAATATCATCAATAGGACGTTAACCACACTGTTTATAATTACAGTCATTACATTACCACTGGAGTTTGATCCGAAAAATTGCATAACATCACCCTTTTGACAATATGTGGGAAAGGCTAAATCATAAAATGCAACTCTCATAGCTTGCAGATCTTCCGATGAGGTGTGACCTGCATATTTATACAAATCAACAATAATCTCACCACAAGCCAGGATAAGTGTTGAGCTCATCCTCTGATCATATTTTGAATAATCACCGGCTACAATGCGTTCATCACCGAATTTGGTGAGGTACTTTTGTAACAAATGCCATTCTAAACCTTGTGCAACCATCCCTGGTGCACATGCAAATTTAAATTTATTTTCCTGAACCAATTTTGCAAAGGGCAAGAAATGCATTCTCATCCAAATGTTCCAAACCATGGGACCATTATTAATTAGACGAAATTGTTCTTTAACAACGACTTTCTCATAAGGTAATGGTTCATCTTTTGGGAAAGTCATGAAAAGTGGTTTATAAACCTGGTTATTCATATATGTGTTTTCAATCTGTTGCAAAGTGTCCTTATCTTCAGGTGTCAAGACAATTTCTTGTCCGTCTTCACTTTCAACTAATTCAACCCACTTACCTTTGTGTCCAGGTTTACCAAAGCCTCCTGATGTATTCAGATCTATAGAATCCAAATAACATACTGAACTTTGACCATTAAGGGCTTCCTTTTGAGAAATTATATGCAGATTAGTAAGATCTTGCTTTGATAAGCTAGATATTAAATGTCGCAAGTATATTTTCTTGGCTTTATTCAAGTGTTCTTGTGTGAACAAATGCTTAATATCAGCCTTGTTCTTAATAGCTTCAAACCAGGTATTTGGTTTCTCAAAGGGAGGAGGGAAATAATCATTCGCATAGCCCAAATTGCACATACGCTCATTTAGGAGCGATTTCGTAACTTTGGATTTAAAAGTGGAATTCCTCTTCCCAACTAGCGTACCATAGACCTCTACTGAACCAGTTTCATGGAATTGTAAATTACTCTTTTCGTCAAGAGCTTGCAGGGATATGTTACCACCATGTGGTGCATTATCTATTACAATGTCAAGATTCTCATACATAGAGGAATCAATACAAATGCTAATAGCATCAGTTCCATCTCTGAGAGCTATGTGCAATCCAGCTATGAAGGGCCCATAAGCGGTTTCGACAATAAGAGGTGCGCAACAATCACCAACAACTGTAGGCTTGTCAAGTTTTGATAGCATACACTGTATTGGTTTATCATGTCCAGCTAAAAGTTCAATACTGGGGACGATTCTTTTAGAATATATAGATGTGAGTTCTCCCACTTTATTTCTAATTGAATATTTACCGTTAAATATACCTGTAGTGCAATATTTGCCAAAGATGAAATTTTTCATACTCTTGCGCACCAACATAAAGGGTAAACGTACAATGGCCAACTCTTGTTGGTAGGTTTTAATTAAGCATGCTGGGGTATAGGCACCAGAAGTGTGTGCCAAAATATTAGCTTCTTCTGATAACCAGCGAACATCCCATTCAGATGATCGCATTTCACCCACCGAATGTAAGGGAACTACGTAATACTGACCACCTATACAAAAACCATTAAATGAAGAAACTTTATAAGTACCATCATCATTAATACTGTTCGCTGAAATGCGCACAACATTAGTCGATGTCTTCTCAGCTAATTTATCAATACTGGAATTTACATTGGCAGAAACCCCCTCAGGAATAAAGTCAGCTGTCAATTCAGTAATTTTCTTATACCAAGGGTTCTTACGTCTCAAATCTTTAGGTGTAACGGTCATAGGTTTCCCTTTAGTTTCCACATCAGCTTGTAATATTATAGAACTCATAAATGATTTAATAATACCACTGAAAGTGTAGGCCAATAGGCACACCATAATCAATTTGGCTAAGGCTGGATGGTCACCAATAAGTTTTTTAAGTCTATGGCCTAAGGCACCTATATGTGTTTTCATCAAGATGACTGTGCCTAGGGCTATACCATAAGCATTCAAAACACACAGGTTTGCTATAGAATTAAAGATACCGAAACCTGTCAGCCCCCAATATATAGGGTATTTAGATGATAGTTCAATATGTTTAATAGCAACTAATCCCAGGCCTTTGTGAAGGAAACTTAAATCTGGAATATGAGCCTTCCATGAAGGCACATTCATTTTTACAATTGTAGAATTTATTTCCTCAATCATTTTGGAATCACACTTCAATATTGTAGGTACGAAATGTGCATTTTTGGTGGATGTATATTTAACTGATATATCATCAAACCAACGTTGCATACGTGCGAAACTTGATGGTGAACAAAATTGTTTAACAGGTTCATCAACATTATCTAATATGAAAACTGGAATGTTATGCTCTACACATAGTAATGCTAAAGGTGAAAACCAATAGCGCGTGATCATGTATCTTGTTGTTTCAAGGTGTTCTCTAAGCAGGGTTTCACATTTCCCAAATTCTCGGATAAAAGTTGTCTCAAACTTGGAGTTATTTAATACACACATATCATCTGATGTGAATGCTGAATGCATCCAACGACCAATTTCGGTGCGAGCAGCATCATAAACATGGATATTTAACAATTCCTTATCTAAGACTTCATGATACCAGTTACTCATTACAAGATCTTGGTATCCAAGTTCTAAAAACACGTTTGTATCATGTATTTGCCCCGATTGGGCTACTTCAATTGGTTCAACATAACGCTGAAACATGTGACTGTTATCAATAGGCAAATTGCAAAAGAACTGATCTATGGAAGCTGCTGCTTCTTTTTGACGAACGTCTTCTGTAATTTTGACTAATGATCTAGCTACAAGTTCCGTATTTTCACATACACAATGTTGTAGGGGAACATAACACTTTTCACATGTTAAGACTGTTCTCATGGTTTCAATAGATTCCATGACTTCAGTTTGATCATAATTATGCGATTGTATACGTTCAGTGAACCATTTTAAAAAAATATAAATATTGTCAAAGAAAAACAGAGGTTCATAGGTACCAACTTTGGCAAATCTATCATTAGGTTCCTTAGTTGGCACAATCTTATAAACATGTATGTCCCACAAATCTGGATATGAACCATCCTTGGTAATATTCACCTTGGATTGGTCCATCATACCATTTTTGTCATATTGGATCTTAGGTCTAATGTTGATTACTATGGGTAACCTACGTTGTACTGCCAAAGGAACTTCATAATATGAATGTACATTCATATGGTGTGTGTTAGTAGAAACAGTGACAAACTCTGCTCTAACTGGTGTTTTGCCCTTATCTTCCAAAACTGCTTGAGGTGGATTATGAGGGATTTGGTTAATAGTTTGTATGAGTTCACCTACTGAAGGGTCACCTTCTTTACAAATATTAGCCTTAAAACATGCGACATCATCAAAATGTACGCACCATTTGGCACTGTTATACCCAGACCAAAATTCATCAAGTGCTGTCCTACAATATCTATAATGATCATCTATAGGTTTGGCACGCACTCGTCCATAATGGAAGAATAAGATTTTGGCAAAGGTTGATTTGGCTACACTGGAACCACCATCTATAAGTACACCTAAAGGTGTACGTCGTTCTGACATGGCGGATTCTAATGTGATATAATTGTGTTTCAGCATGGTTAGGTCTGCTAAAATCTTATCAAAGTAACGCTTTGCATTTCTATCATCGACACTGTAGGATCGAATCACATTACTAATAGACCTACCTTGGTCAATTAGTCGAGTGAGATCAGCTAAATATTGATGTTCATCAATATTATTAGCTTCTGCATTGCCCAGATATTTGGACTTGATAATAAGATTGTTAGCTTCCTCTACCCATGTGTCATATTTGGATTCGTCATGAACCAGAGGTTGCATAGAGCCCAATTTGACACACTGGTATCCTCTCTCACAAACAAAAACTATGGTATCCAGAATACAATAAATGAAATCTGGACCAGCGAATTTGTGTTCTTTAAGAGCTTGAAACTTAATGGCTTTAAAAGTGCGTTCTGAAACGAACTTCTCGCCAATGGAATCAAAAATGGAAAAACTGAGTAAATATGTGCAGACCTCACCAAGTTTGTTAACAAATTTGGAATGTCGGACCTCTTCATACTTATTAAGAACAGCGCGCATAGCACTGGTCCCTTTAACAAAGGTTGCTTCTTCTGATTGAAATGAAAAATTTGCTTCTCGTGATTCATTGTAAGCGTTCATAACTTCAGTGATATCTTTTTCAAAAAGAAGACGACCCATGGTTAATACACTGTCCTTAATTAAATTTGCCAAAAAAGTGACACGCGAATCCATAATGATAGATTGACCTGTGCGCAGTTTTAGGAAATTTACAACAGCTATGGTGATTTTGAAAAAATTAAAATCACCTTCCGCGTCTTGTGAGTCAAAGATCATGTATAATAACATGCAAACATCTTCAACTAGTTTGATAGTACCAGATTTAGTGACGGAACTAGGCAAGCTAATACAAGCTGCCTGGTACTTCGTTTTACATTGTCTTCGTGCCATTTTGGCACGGGATTTGATACGTGATAACATATCGTTAGCCTTATGATTATCTTCAAGCTTCTGGATAATAGCCAATCTTTTGTAAACGGCTCTTAGAACCACTTCATCAGATGCTACTTCTTTAGCATATTCAATCTGTCGATCAATAGACATATTCCTAGATTTACTCAATATTTGAGAAACCTGATTGTCTAAAGTAAGTGCATTTTGTTCATTAGAACAACGTGCATGATTGAACCCATGGGTTTTCTTGTTAGTCAAGTTTTTACGCTTGGGGTTAAGTTTGTTTTTCATTTGATAAGACATAAGGCGAAAAGCTACCTCCGACGTATTCCGCTAACGCTAGTGAGGCACTAGCTATTAAAACTCACAATTTTACTGGAGATATAGAGGATAATAAAAGTTGTTGATTTAAATAATTATAACTTAACTTTCCTGTTCATTTATTATCTATGTTTTCGATAATAAACTACCGGGGTCCGAAATAATTAACATAAATACTCGTTGAATTATCATACATTCTTACAAACGCAGGACTTAAATGCCTGGTTGCTCTCAGTGTTCAATCGCAGAATATGCGCTGATTCACAGCTTTGAAAAACGAGATTTCCTGAACACGGACATGTGCATAGGAAGTGAATTTTCACAACACTTTCAAACATATAGTTTGTCTCTAATTTATTAACTCGATTTTACATCAAGAGTCATTGATGTTCTCGATGGATTAAATCACTAATCATCTAAAATAATGTGAACACACTCTATCGAAACGGGGTGTACCAATATAACAGGTTGCGTGAAGTTGGGGATTATCGAAACGGTCCCGAGCAATATCACTCCGTAATGTGAACATACCCTATCGTAACGGGGTATACCAATACAGATAAACTGCGTGAAGTTGACGGCCATCGTAACAGCCGAAAGCAATACTACGTGTGATGTGAACAATTCCTATCGAAACGGGAATTACCAATACAACTACAAAGTTACGTGAAGTTGGGAGCTATCGAAACGGCTCCGAGCAATATTAAATTAGGCTGAAAAGCTTAGTAAACAGTGGATCAAGTATTCCACTGATGAAATCAAATAAGACCAAATAGGTAAAATAAGAAATTCAAAAATAGGGGAAAAACCC